AACTGTATCTTTGTCTTTAGAAAACAACCAACCTTCACTTACTGGTGTTGCTAATTTCATATTTTGAAATTCACGTTCGCTACCCCAGCCACCTTCTGTGATGATATCAATCCAATCGATTCTTACTCGTTTGTATGGAAATGGTAAACTTTTGTTTACTATCTTTTTCTTAACATATGAATTTATGACTCTAGATTTTTTCTTTGACATATTTACTTTTTATCCTTTCGACACCTAAATAACAATTTTATTTTTTTAACTGCGCTTATTTTTTTCAAATTGAAAAGGTATCGCAAATGGCTATTTTGCTCTATAAGGGTTGGTATACAAAGCTTATTTTGCGACACCCCCCCCCTCGCAAGGGTATCGCAAGGGTATCGCAAGTGTCGAACTTTTATGGCTAAATTGTGGCAATTGACACATTTCTGCCACATTGTGTATACATATGTCGCACTTTTTAATAATTTGCGACACCCTGCCGACACCCTGCCGACACCCTGCCGACACCCTTTCGATACTTCAAAATCCTGGATAATATATAGGATAGTCCCCATTATAGTACAACTTTGTTTACTATTTTTTCTCCGTATTTTTCTTCATAGACCTTTTCTATCTGGATCATAAGGTCCGTGATCCCTGATTCGTCCATCTTCATCACTTGTTCCATGGCCCGTGATACAAGGTCCTTTTGCCTTTTTACTGCCTTATTTCTTACTTGAACTAGGTCTATGCCCCATCTCGTTTGATCTGTCATTAAAATCCTCTTCTTTCATTGGTGTTGTTTTTTCTTTCTCGTCGTATTGTAGTTCATGAAACATATCTAAACGTTTCAAAAATTCGTGTTTCCAGCGTCTAAGTTCTGGTCCTGCTACCTTAAATTCTTGGTAATATAAGTCAGGCGTGCATACCATGATAACTCCCTGCTCAATTTTAGAGTCGTAGACTGCATCGTGGGCCATTGCGTATGCTGCAATTTGCAAGAAATAATCTTCGATCCATTCTTCCCTTTTCGGACGATTAGCTTGTTTGAAGTCGACAACAGTTTCCATACCATTATGATTACATACGAGATCAGTTTGACCTGCGTACAAACCAGGATAGAATAATGTAACTTCCGAGCCATGATACTCTTCCACTGGCGCAAGGCCAATCTCCATAATTTTTTCGGCCATGGGACGCGCCTGGCGTCCGAGTTCTGTAAGATCATCGTAGCCAACGTCCGTGATAAAAGACTCGAGGAATCTGTGCATACTGGTCCCCCGTGCACTAGATATATTCTTGATT